GATTATGTCGAAATCCCGTGCGGATATGCAGGGCAGGTCGTGTCAAGTCAGCCGGATTTATCGCATCTTGAAGGACAAATGGTCTCTATTTATGCCAACGGCGCGGTCTTGCCTCAGCAGATCGTTGATGACGGGACGGTGAACGTAAGCTCCACATATTCGTTGGTGCATATTGGTCTCCCGTTCTATTCCGATCTTGAAACTCTGAGCGTAGAAGTCCAGCAAGAAGAAGGCACTGTCCAATCGAAACGTAAAAAAATTAGTAACGTGACGTTTTCGTTTAAGGATTCCCGCGGTGGGTTTATCGGCCCAGATGAAAATGATTTGTGGGAAGCGTTTACTGCCGAAGCCGTTCGACAGGGGTCTGGTGTCAATATTGCCGATGACGATCTTTTTACCGGAGATATTCGCCAGCCGCTTGGTGGACAGTACGGCGAAGACGGACATGTATTTTTTAGACAATCGGATCCTTTACCTGTGACAATTGGTGCTATCATACCAGAGGTGGAAATAGGTGGAAGAACTAGATAGAGTTTATGACAAAGATGGCATCGTGGTAAGAAGGTCTGTAATGGAAGACGTTGATTATTTGAAGGACAGGCTGAGACAGAGCGATGTTGATGAAGTGTGGGCGAGCGGACACCATGCGCCATATGAAGCATTAAGAAAATCGTTTGATGAATCAATATTTTCATTGACGATTGTAAATGGGAATCCGATTGGAATGTTTGGCGTCGCCCCGGTGGCTATGATTGGAGCGCGCGGTTCAGTGTGGTTTTTGGCATCTGACGATCTTGAAAAGATAGGAAGGCGGTTTGTTAAAAACAGCCGCCACTTTATTGACATGATGCTGATGTTCCGTCCGTATTTGTACAATTTCGTTGATGATAGGAACGCGCAATCAATTAAGTGGTTACGGATTTGTGGCGCGATAATTGAAGATCCACAGCCATACGGAAAAGACGGATTGCTATTCAGATATTTTTATTTTAAAAGAGGGGCTTAAATATGACGCCATGTTTTTCTATGAACAATCAGCATGGTATTTGCAAAACATACATCGTACTTTTCTGCAAGGAAAGCAATCTTGGCCCCACATGCTCGTTCTTTTCTTATTTTAAGGACGTCTTTGTCAGTCAATTTAGAAAGATTACTTTTAGACCCCATTACGCCAATATGAGGTTTTATAAGACCGAGTTCTCTCGCATGTCTCATGTTTTCTTTTTGAGTAACATATTCAAGATTGGAAGCGTAATTATTAAGCTTAACTCCATCTTTATGGTTCACTTGAAATCCTATTGGTTTTTTGCCAATAAATGCTCGCGCGACAATTGTGTGGATAAGAAGCGGGTGCCTTTTCAGTTCTCCATTAATCCATTTATAAAGAGCAACGCTTGCATATACTTTTTTTCCTTTCTTGGGAACTGTAGAGATTCTTGGAGAAAGAATTTTTCCTGTTTTAATTCTGCGGATTTCTCCTTCGGAAGATACTTCATATATATTTTTAAAATTATAGACAGGCATCCAAACTTTATGTGTCATAAGTTTATTATAGCTATGATTACAATATCGTCAATGTCTGTCACAAAATAGGAGGTGCCCCATCTGCGAACCCGCCACAATCTTAGCCGTTTCTTCAATGGCTCTTACGGCTTACTCTGGATATTCTCAGGGCCGGGCGCAACGGGCCGAAGGAATAGCACAGGGAAATTATTACGACTACATTGCCCGGCAGAATGAGCAGGAAGCCGAACAGGCGATCAAATCAGGCGATCTTCAAGCGCGTATGATTCAAGACGAAGCAAAAGAGACTGGAAAGCAACTCAAGAAAGAACAGGCTCAATTATCAGCGTCACAGATATCCCAGATGGTTGCTCAGGGGATGGATATTTCATCAGTATCGTCTCAAGACATTGTCGCATCAACAAAAGACACCCAGCGTCTTGATGAGTTGTCGGTTCGATACAATGCTGATGTTAAGACGTGGGGCGTTCAGACGGATGCCAAATATAAGAATTGGGCTCTCAAAAGTCAGGCCGAACAGGCCCGGTACGCGGGCGCCAACGCCAGAAAGGCCGGGAAGATGAACGCGACGGCGACATATCTTAAAACTGGGGCCTCCCTCTTGGGATCCGCAATGACGTTCGGAAACGCTGGCGTGTTCAGCAAGGTTAGCTCTGGAAACGTTCCGGGCACCGGCATCTTTGGGACAAAACTTTTCGGGTCTACACAAAGCCAGATCCTTGGTCAAAGCACAAAGGCATTCATTTAAGGAGATTCTCATGGTTATAAAAGTACAACCGCGTCAGGTAATGCCTCAGGCCGGCGAAGTTCCTACGCCACAACCACTTTCTCCCATCAGGGGTGCATTTGGGGAGAACATCGCTCAGGCGCAAGGGAATATGGGCGAGGCCGTTGGGTCTTTCGCACAGGTGCTTCAAGGCCGGGCGCTTCAAAAACAAAAAGATCGTAATGATAGGTACATGCTTGATCAGGACGCCAATTATCGAAGGTCTGTCAACGACAAACTCTTTGATCAGGGAGAAGAGTATTACGTCAAAGACGGGCAGAAGATAAAACGCAAAAAGGGAATACTTTTGCGCGAAGGCGCTTCCGCCCTTGGGGCCACAGAAGAGTTTGACCGATGGTCTCAAGAACAGGTCAAAAAGATGCTTGCCTTGGCTCCAACGGATGAAATGAGAAACAGCATTATTGAGTCTTCCGGGCGGTTCACGGCATCCGTAAGAAACAACATCATCAGCCATGAGGTCAAACAAGACAACATGATCACCCAGGTGGCCTATGAATCTGAGATGGATGCATTGACAAACAACGATGCAACCTTTGCAACGAACGGCGGGCTCCCTAATTTACTGCAATCAATTAGAAAAACGAGCGATGAATACGCGGCATCAAAAGGAATTATCGACAGCACAGCAAAGAACGCCTTTGCTCAAAGCTATATCAACAAGGCCGTTGATACGGCTATTCAGTCGGCGTTTGTTGAAGACGCCTCCGGGATCAAGGCGTTCACCGTTCTTGAGCAGGCGAAGAAAGACCTTGGGCCGTATTACGAAGAAAAGAAGCAGTCAATGATTGCCATCTTCGACAAACAACAGGCAGTTAATAATTTTCAGGCCGTATTGGCAAAGAACTCGCTTGACGACAATCTCAAGTCTCTGGCGGTTTCCGGCGAACTCACGATGAGCAAACTTAACACCTTGCGCGATCAAAACCCGTTTCAGCTCGACGAGAAAATGTATAACGGGTATAAGAAAATGATTGAAAGCCAGAAGGCCGTTTTTGGAACGGCAGACACCAACGTCGGATATGAAATGCTTTCCGAGTTTTCAAAAATCTTCGGGACGATCAAAGAGGGCGACTTAAAGAAGAAATCGGGTCAGGGGAAATTCGACGATGTCTTGAAACTTCGTGCGCGAATTATCGACGAACGAACAAATGGAAACGTCGACGACGATATGCTGTCGATGTTTAATAAATTATTTGAAGCCACGACGACGCAGAATAAAAACTTTGTGAAATATTCTACTCCTTATTTATCAGAGTTGACAAATATGGAGAACTTCGCAAAGAAAGTGCGTGTCCAAGAATTGCAGACCGAAGGAACGAAAGAGACAATGGCGAATGATTTGGTTTATAAGATGTTTGCAGAGCTGGTAACGCTTACCGGCGGGAATAAATTGCAACCGATTAAAAACGCCAATGAGCTTAAAGTGCTTCAATCAAAAGCAGAAGAAGTGCGCAGAGCATTCAGCGCCGAGATTGCCAAGAAAAGGTACAACATTCAGAAAAACGAAGATGACGGGTTTGAATATGTTACCTCACCGGACGGTTCATCGTTTAAAGTTGTTGGGTACAGTTATGGCGAGCCGTTAATAGATTTCAAAGAGGGAATCAAATAAAAATGAAACTATATTCAGACGTAATAAACAGCGAACCGAATCCAAACGATATCCTTTTGCCTTTGCAAAGCCAGTCGGTCGAGCCTGATTTTATTTCCGTGTCCGGCCTCGAAAAAGCAAAATTTAATTCGGGTTGGTGGTCGAAAGTAAAGCATCCCTTCATTGGCGTGACAAAAAGCATTATGCAGAACTCCCCCACATTCATGGGAAATACGACGGCTTTGTTTGTAAGAAACGCGCTAACAGAAGAAGCGGGACAGTCTGTTCCGATATTTGGATCAATGTCTTATCCTCGATCAAAAGAACCGATTGATAGAACGCTCGAAATCGCAAAGGATATTTATGGGGGAATGTTTGAAATTCCAGAAGGCGCTGATCAATATCAAAAAAAATTTGTTGAGATGAATGATAAAATTTCAGGATCAATCGCCAAGTCTCTTTGGGCTTTAACAGACAAGAACAGAGACTGGGTTGAAAAAATGTTTCCGACCCCGATTGACAATGTTGACCGTGTCCTACAAGATGTTGGTTCTGGTCTTTTATCAAACGCTGAATCAGCCGCGTTATTAGTTTTTGGCGGCGTGCTTTCTCCTCTTATTTATTTCGGTCTTATAGAAGCGGGACAGAAATTCAGAGAAATGGATGAAGCTGGTGTTGGTATACATAAGGCAACTTTTGCCGCGGCGCTTTCTGGTTTTAATGAAGGCGCCATAGAATCAGTTAGCACATATTTATCTTGGAATTTAACATTGCCGTGGTTGATAAGAGGAGGACTGACCGCCATTCTTAATGGGACAGAAGAGGTTTTGCAGAGCGCATCTAGCGACACCATTTCATACGTCTTTGGAAGTCGGGAGTGGGAAGGAAAGGCAAGTACAAAGCAAATGGTTGGGTCTGCTCTTTATGCCGGAGCAATCGGAACAATTGTTGGCGGGATAACAGGATTTTCTTTCGCCGCGATGCAGAGAAACCGCGTTCAGAAAATTCTTGAATCAGGCGGAATGAATCAAAAACAAGCCAAGCTTAAAGCCAACGAACTGATGGCTAAGACGGCTACCCAGAACCTTGAAGAAATGGAAAAGAACCTGTTTGGTCAGATGGTAAAAGAGCAGGCCGTTGTTATGGACGCCGTGACAGGAAAACTGCTCACGGGTGACGCTCAGCAGATTTTGAATGACGTTTATCAAAAATATATTGATGAGGGATTGATTAAGCAAAAAGAGGGAGAAGAACCGTCTCCTGCCATAAAGGCATCCGCGATCGATCAGGCAAAACAGAATATGATGGATCAGAACGGCCCGACACAGGACTCTGATATTGTAGAGATCAACGATATTGTTTCACGTGAAACAGAGATTAGGAAATCTATTCTTATGCGCGATGGCAATGAGAAGGCCATCAGAAAAATTGAGGATTTGGCACAAAAGCTGGGCGTGCGTGTTGGTAGAATCAGATATGAAGACACACAACATTTTATGGACTGGAATCTTCCAGAAGACCAGATCGTGCTTAGACAGCACGGGGAAACAGAGGAGAGCTACAATGAACGAATTAAATCAGGCCGGCAACTCTTTAGGGCGGGGCTTCACACGACATATACTGGCCGAGATGGACAGCAATGGTCAGAGATCCGCGTCTTCCGTGGTTTCGACGCAACCGATATCTACCATGAATTTGCCCACGCCGTTGAAGAGCAAGGGGGCATCCCCAACTGGGCAGGAACAAAAGAAGAGCATGCCCACTACATCGAGCAAGTCATCGCCGAAGGTCGCGAAGGAGCCATTGCCGAGTTTACCGAGGAAGGGCGGAAGATCGATAGTGGTGTAAAAAACATTGATCATGAAGTAACGGCGCTTCTTGAAAATAAGAGCGCAGAAGAGGCGCGCGCTTTACTTGAGGATAAGACCGCTCAAGAAGAAGAGGAACCCGGCCTTGCGTCAATCAGAGAAGATATCGAAAACAGTTTGAATGAATTAGACACGAATACGCTTGAAACGTTTATCAACGAAAGATACGAAGCTGGCGCAACGCAGGACGAACTTGATTTATTGGAAGAGATTTTTGCAAAACGAGTGAGTGAGGATAATTTGCTTGTGACAGAAGAAGACGTGACTATGTCCGAGGATTCTATCCAAGGATCGAATTTAGAGGATGCGCTGATTGATACTTATAAAAGATACTTAGCGTCTAAAAAGACCGGAGAATACAACGGAACTTCGACAGAAGAAATAAAAAATAATTTTCTTGACGTATTAAAAGAAATGGCCACCAGCAAGCCGTTAGAATCTGTAACAAACGATCAGGTTTTTGAAGCGGCGAAAGAATTGTATGATGCAAAACAGGCGCTTTTAAAACGTCAAAAGAAGACAAAAGGGCAGGCCTCTGTTCGAGAAATTCCAAAATTTAAGACAACAGACGAGGCACAGGCGTTCGGAAAGATCGCGTCAATGGCCGAACTTATTGAAATGCAAAGACGCCGGGACGATATTTTGGCTAAAAATAAAAAGCTTTTATCGAGAGAAGACCTGACAGATAAAGACATGCAACAAGGAATGTACGACGCCGTCGAGGCCCAGCTTTATCGTGAGTCGATTGAGGCGAGTCCTGTTCAGCATTCTCTTCGTGTGGCACCAGAAGACGCTCCGTTGAAATCAAATCTTCTGGCAGTTGTTCAATATAAAATTCCTAACAGTGTCTCTGGAGATCAGGCATTAAAGACTATTGAAAATTCTGGCATGTCAAAAGAAGAGATTGAGTTTAGCGGCATTAAAGAGTTTCTTAAATCAAAAGACAAATTCACCAAACAAGAGATTCTTGATTATGTTGAACAGAATAAGGTTCAGGTTAATCCTGTAATAAAATCTAACGAGCAGAGAAAATACACAATCGACGAAGTGGAATATCAAGGCATCGAGAAAAATGGCAATATCACAATCGGGGCAGACGGAGAGACTGGGGAAGTGGCGTTTCATATTATCAAAGTCCCGGACAACGTCATTCAACTTCCTGTTTCGCAATATCCGACGAAAGAAAGCGCCATTGAAAGGGTTCTCCAAAAAACAACCGGGTATAATTTAACCAAATATTCGCAATACACCCTTCCCGGCGGAGAGAATTATCAGGAGACGTTGCTGACGGTACCAAACGAATCAAATCAGCCAACCAAAAAAGACTATGATGATTTTACGATGTTCCTTTCAGATAAATATCAGAAAAATGGACAGCGCGGATTTGAAATTGATGAGTTGACTGATTATGAAAAGAATCATTTATTTGAATTATCAAAAGCACAAAAAGAGAGAAAAAAATATTATCAATCTCACCACTGGGAAGAGCCAAACGTCTTAGTTCATCACCGCACGAACCAGAGAACCGACGCACAAGGCAACAAAGGAACATTCGTCGAGGAAATTCAAAGTGATTGGCATAGGGAGGGGAAACAACAAGGATATGGAAGAGGAAGACTTCCTGACGGATGGCGCATTGAGAAACCTACAGAACAGCAACAAAAAGACGGTCTTGGGGTTTGGAACATTCGTGACGAAAACAATGTTATTCAATATTACGGAAAAACAGAACAACAGATGTGGGATGATTTTGGCAAAAATCAGTTCAACAAAGGTGTCCCTAGCGCCCCATTTAAAAACACATGGCACGAGCTTGCACTCAAAGACATCATCCGTCAGGCGGTCGAGCGCGGGGATAAGTTTGTCGCGTTCATTTCCGGCGAGCAGACTGCGGATAGATATGACTTGAGCAAGCAAGTTGATTCTATCGGATGGACTGACTATCCTTCTCAAGGTGAAGGAATGGGAATATTAACCGCATACAAGGAAAACAATGAAGTCATAAAGAAGACCATCAATAAAGCCGAGATTGATTCTTATCTTGGAAAAGACGTAGGAAAGAAATTATTAGAACAGCCGAAAGATGCCGCGGGCAGACATTTATTAAAAGGCGATCAGCTCAAAGTCGGCGGAGAATGGGCAAAGAAATTTTATGATGAAATTCTTCCAAAGACGGCCGAGAAGTATATCAATAAATGGGGCGGGAAGATTGAGAATATCAACCTAGGATTCTTCCACGAAGGAACCGGCAAGCATGGGGCCAGAGAATTGACATCTCTACAATCCCAAAAAGGTTTCTACATCACTCCTCAAATGGTAAGCGAAGTCACGGCGCTCGGACAACCGATGTTTGGGAGTCGTTTGGCTGGTGGAATATCAAAGTTGAGCGAAGAGCGCGGGATGGCCGGGGTTGAAGGGAAAGAACCTATTCCCAAAGACATGCCTGAAAAGCCGATGATATTTGATGAGCTAGAGAACGGCGTCCCTCAATTCACCGGCAATGATTCTTCCGATGCTTACGGTAAAAGTATCCAAGGAAATTCAGAAAAGATCGGGCAACTTGAACAGCGCGTCTTGCAGATGAAAGAACAAAATGCAAAGCTTATGGAAGAAGACGCGGCGGATACTGGAATAAATGAAGCGCGTGAAATTCAGATGAACGATTTAACACAGCAGATTAGTTTGGCGAATGATGCGCTGAGGATTGCAAGGGAACAAAGCTCTCTCAGAGAACAAAAGCCAATGACGCGCCAAGAGCGCTTCGATAATATCAAGAACAGAATTGATGAGATAAAAAACAAAAAGCTTTCATTCAAGACTGAAATGGAAATCTTGAATGATTCCTTGACTTATTTGAAGCAAGAGCGGTCTGTATTTAAGAGAGCTATCAGGCGATACAAAGACGGATATCTCGACGAAGAATATAACGAGCTCCCGGTTTATTACCGATCGAAAGAAGGAAATACTCTTGATGATCTTGCCTCCGAGGCCGGATTTGATTCTGATATGGCATTCCGGGATTATCTGATTGATATCAACGATCAGATAAAAAAACTTGGAATAGAAAAAGAGGCCCTTAAAGAAAAAATTCAAACTGAGACGAACCGGAAAATTGTAAAATCAGAAATCGAATATCTTACGGAAAAGCTGTCGGCGTTTCAGCAGGGAAAGCTTGAAGGCCGCAATGAATTGCAGGCTATCAAAACACACCTTGGCCAGATTGCCCGGAAGGTGTTGCCAACCCGTGTTAGATGGAAGGCATTGAGTCTTGTTCAGAACGTTGACGAAAAGAATTTCGCAGTGGCAATGAACAGGATCGCTAATATTTACAAAGATTATGAATCTGCGATGATCCGCGGGGCAGCGGTTAAGAGGATATTGAAGACCTATAAGCACCCGGAAAACGTGCTTGACGTAAAATATCAGGAGCTCATTGACAAGATGCGCGACCGCCTGGGTGAGAAAAAGGCCGATCGCAAGAAGACGCTTCGTTACATGACGACAGAAGACCTCGTTAATTTGGCAAGAAAAGTAGCATTTTTGGAAGAAAAAGGCAAACTTTCATTCAAAAGTAGACAGGATAACCGAGCCATGGCGCGCGAGATCATGCGCGCCTCTCTGATACGCGCAGCAGGGGGCGAAGTGGATGCCGGGGTGATTGGGTCGTATGAGGAAAGAAAACGCAAAGGAGAGGGCTTCACGGCGTTCCGAAGGGCAAATATCCGGCCTATCGAAATGATTGATAGAATCTTTGGAAAGCATGGTAAGGATTTGATCTATTCTTCGATTGATTACTCGGAGACCGTTAAAACTGCTGGAATATTTAACAGAACAACCGCGATTAAGAAGGTTTTTCGTCAGTTTATTGCAACAAAAGACAATAAGCTGGGTGATGCGATTGGTGAACACAACCTTGGCCAATCGGTCACGATTGATGGCGTGACATTCCAGATGAACGATATTATGGCTATGTACGCCCAAAGAAATAACGAACATGCCCGAAAGGCCATTGTTTTTGGAAACAAGATGCCCGAGGATTTGTACAACAAATTCACGACATATCTTGAAAAAGAACACCCAAATTATGTTAAATTTGTCGATAAAGTCAAAGAAATCGTTGGGGAGAGATATGAAGAGGCCCGGCAGGTGATGGCTGACTCGTTCAATGTTGTTATGCCAAAAGAGTCGGATTACTTCCCGATGTTCCGGGTTCGGTTTGATGCGGTGGCGGATCCGGAGGCAAAGTTTGCGATGGATCTTATCGCAGACGCCGATCTCAAAACTATGGGCGGAGTGGATTATACAGGGGCCGCGAAGGGGTTCACATTCAGCCGGCAAGAAATCGCTGATCGCAATCAGCAACCGATCAGTCTTGACTTCATGGGTGACGCACTGCGCGCGATTGAGACGCAGGAGCATTTTATCAATTTTGCAAAGATCCAAAAAATGATCAACGGAATAAAAGGGGACGAGGCCCTGCGTAACGCTGTAACTTATAATCATGGCGCAGAGGCGTGGGCGGCTCTTGATGATTATTTCAATATCGCTATCAATCCAAGAATAAATAAAGTCAGCCTTGACTTTGTATCAAAAAGAGTGCGCGTAATGCGCAAGGCGGTGGGAACGGCGTATCTTGGATTTAACGTTGTTTCGGCTCTCAAACAACTTCCATCGGCACACTTGGCCCTTCCGTGGACGAATCTTGTACAACTTCATAAGAGCATAATCAATGTGGTGTGGTCTGCGGTAAACGGAGGCGAGTTAATTAACAAAATTTACGAACTCGATCCGTCGATTAAAAATCGCGTCATGGATAGAGACCTTAATGAATTCCGGAGTAATTATCCTCGGCTGGCGAAGAATGATATTTTTCGTGGATTACAGATCGCCCACGATCAATTAGGCAAAAGCGCGTTCGACCTTATTTTGCTGATGGACAAGTGGACGGTTCTGGCTTCTTATGATGCCGTCTATGAATCACAAAGAAGGATCGTTGGAGATGAAGAGGCCAGAAAGATCGCCCATGAGGTCTATATCAAAACACAGAACCAAGGGCGCATGATTGACCTCCCTGAACTTTATCGGACAAATAATGAGTTTCTGCGTATGGTGCTCATGTTCACGAACCAATTAAATTCAATTTATAATATGTTGCGCGAAGGCGTCCCAAATAACATTACGAACAAAGAATATGGTAAGGCAATAGCCCAAGTCTCGTCAATCGTAGTGTCGTCGTTCTTGATTTATCTGGCGTCTACCGGAGGCACGTTGCCAGATCCGGATGATGAGGACGCATTTTTGCAATGGTTTGATGCCTTGGCTGGATCCGCGGTGTCCGCGTTGCCAATCGTTGGAAATCTTGTTTTAAGCGGAGCGCGCGGATATTCTCCATCTATCAGCCCGGCGGATTCTGTTATTCAAGGACTTAAGAGGAGTCTCTGGCGATTTAAGAACGAAGAGTATGGCCGAGGCGCCGCGGAGGTGTTGCTTAACGCCGGGATTGTGGCCGGAGTTGGCCTTCCAATGACACAGCCGCTGCGCACAATTAACGGTGCGATTGATTATATTGACTCAAATACCGACGACTGGCGCAGACTGATTTGGTCAAGGAGCGCTCTGAATGAGAAGTAACGTAGTTTTATAGATTAACACCTAAGGAGATTACACCCATGAAATACGAAGGAGAAGAGAGAAGAAAAAACCTTAATGGAGACGTTAAGGTGATCGCTGATCTTTTTTTAAGCGCGTTTAATAAGCTTGAGACAAAGGTCGACGAAACAACAAAAGCGATTGGAGCGCTAGATTGCAAGGCCCACGCAGAAGTTTTAAAACAGTTTAAAGATCATGTTAGGGATGGACGGACGTGGAGAGGCGTTCTTGTCGGCGTAATTTTATCTCTTTTCGGATTTGCGATTGCATGGGGAGGGCTTAAAACTGATGTTAATCATCTAAATAGGGCCGTAGAAAAATTAGAAAAATTTCATGAGCCCAGAGCAAGGTAAAACCTTAGGAGGCGTGTATGTCTGAGAAGTTTTCAATAGCAAAATTTTTTAAGAGCTTTTTTGAGATTTTGCCATGGATTAAAACAACAAGGCATTTGATCGGCATTGCCATCATTCTCGTCATCTGTCTTGGCGTATATCAGAAATTTTTTAAGAAGAATAACGTACAACAGACAACGATCAAAGGGAACGTCGATAAGCTCACCATCATTCAGAAGCCGTCCCGGTTCTTTATACCGTTCGCTGAGGGAACGGTTGGCCAAGATAGCAACGGCGGAGGATTTGATGCCTCTATCCGGGCAGGCGTTCGCGTTGAGTTTTAAGAAAGGACGACTTATGATAAAGTTGGCTTTTTACAAAGACACAAAGAGCATTTGGAGCAAGCTTATTTGTGCGTGGACTGGCGTGTTCAATCAGAACGTCGGATCATACAGTCACTGCGAGATCGGGTTTTTTCTTCAAGGACGATGGGTGTGGTACTCAAGCGCATCGAGAAATTCTGATGGATCTACCGGGACGAGGTGGATCGAAGATGAAGATCTGTTTTCTCACCCGGATCGATGGGATGTTTTCGATGTCAAGCCGATTAGATCTATCGAGGACATGGTGCATACCTGTGAGGAAGAATGCGGAAAGAAATATGACTGGTTAGGCATCTTTGGGTTTGCGACGATCTTTGGCCAGATCAACGCAAAAAAGAAGTGGTATTGCTCAGAGATCTGCAATTATGTATTTTTTGGCAAGTGGAAAAAAAGGATCAGCCCAAAAGGGCTGTTTAAAAAAATCAAACCATATATTGTTTAGCCATCCCAACAGAAATGGATCCGGGGCGAAGCTTAGGAATAAAGATTGACGGCTTTCTGAGCTTCGGCTTTGAGAGTGTGAATATAAACCCCGATCTCCACACCTCTCCTATTCTTTTTCCATAAAAAATATATTCGGCAAGGCGCTGTTGATCAATGCAGGCGATCGTCTCCGCGTCAAGCCCGGTACAGTCAACAAGATCTATTTCTTCGGTGGTATTTTCCATAGAACCCTCCATGCAAGCTTCAGTCGATACATGAAGCTTTTGTTATACAAAAATCTGTGCATTTCATCAGCGTTTCTTTTTGCCTCCGTGACGATTTGCTTTCTTAATTTCTTGTTTTTTCGTCCGCTCAATGTCGATCCTCCTGTTCGTAATTTTAGTTCTTAGATCGTCGAGAATCCTTTTCTGCTCTACCTCTTGTCCTAAATACATGTTCTTTTCTGCCTGATCAATAAATTCAATGGCCTGCTTTAGGTTTCCAATTTGTGAAAGCGCCACCCCAGCCTGATATAGCAACAAAAAATCATTCGGCATGTTCTGTAATCCCTCTTCGATCAAGTACCATGCCGTCAGAAACCTGCCCTGCTTAAAGTAAAAATCTATCCTGTTAAATCGCGGCTTGGCAATCTGCGGGGCATAAAACATTTGGTATCGTTGATACCAGTCAATTGTTTTGTACATGACCATGCAGACATGAAGCTGGGTGACGTAATAAACAACAATCCCCACGTAAACATACCCAGAGAACGGAAGCATGTTGATAAGATGGGACAAGAAGAACATCATGAATACAATAGGAACGGCCATATACCGATCTGCGTTAATCTGTACCGAAGAAGTGATTGCCGACCATTGCAGTATTGATAGCACAGTGAACACCCACATGATTCTCATGTACCCAGTGAAATAAAACATCAGAAAAGCCGATAGCCCTACGGCGATCAATCCTTTTAAAAACTCAAGATTGAAACTGTAGCATTGATCGTTTTTTTCTTTTGTGATTCCCCACCAATACAGGCTCGGATTGTTTATGAGAACTCTGCCGGGGGCGAGCATGTTGAAAAAATAAAATCCAAAGGATTTAACAATAATAATAATCCGGGCCGGCCCAAATACTCTTTGCTCTTTACAAAGGATTCTGTCCATTCGAGCCTTTATCCTCACGCAAAGTTCTTTTCTTTTCCAAAGAAAGACCGGGACAATTAATAAAGGCAGCCACGGAGCGATGTCCATGTATAGGATCGGAGCAAAAAAGGCAAGCGCGTGATTCCAAAAAAAGGTGCACGGATAAAACACAATTCCAAACGGTTTAAAGAGCATCATCAGCATAACCAAAATCGCCGAGATTGCGTAGCGCCTTCCATTAAGCCACATCGACGCCTGATGATTTGCCGGGTTTGCCACATAAAGTAAGGCCGCAAAGAAAGAAATCTGATTGTACCCAAACACCATATAGATCAATGCCCCGAGGCACGCGGTTGTATAAATACAAAGCATGTGGTCAAGCCACGGATGAGGGCCAAAGGTTCCGCCTCCATATGTCCGCGTTCCAAGTTCTCTAAAAAATTCTTTTACCATGGTCTTTAACGTTTTGGGAAGGGTCTTGTCTCCGCGCTTAGGATTCCAAAGCCGCATGTAGGTGATGATGTTGTTATAGACCTTAATGTCGTCTACGATGATGCTGTAAAAGATCGTCCTAAAATAAATTGCGATCGTAAACGCGAATATCAGAATTATCTCCATGCATTCTCCTTTTTAGTTTAGATTTTAAACACAACACAGAAGACTCGCCCAATTCTTTTTTTATGATGTCCGGCCACGTCTTTTCTAATTCCTTTAAAATCGAAATTGAGTAACAACAAGGACAGCCATTAAAAAGACGACGATGGACAGGGCAAAAAAGGCAATCATCGACACTGCCGTTTCTTCCCAGTTGATGTCTTTGTGTTTTTGATCCCATGAGTTCTTTTTCTCAAAATAACAATAATTGTTTTTTATGCACGAAAGGACATAATCAGCATTCGCCTTGCATGATACACCGTCAGGTTCAATCCAGGGCTGTCCTGCGTGGCACATCTGCCCTTTTCTACATTCTTCACACTGCCCATTCTCTTTTTCGTTTTTGGATTTTCCGATATCTCTGGAAATAATGTTTGTAACACAGTCCTTTGGCATAATGTCCTCTCCTACATAGTTTACATTTTTTTTCCTTTAACCGTTCCCGAGAACGCGCGTAATGATATACGCATAGGCCCATTGCATAAACAGGCCTGGCGCACTTTTTACAATCCACATCTCTTCCGTTTTTTATCGTTGTTGTCATACATTCTCCTTAAAAAGTTAAAATGCGCCGCGTCCATTTAGCACTGCTGGGACAGTTTTGCACAGTATCCACATATCCATCGCTAGCGTTCGGCGCTGTATATAAAAAAGATCCAATTTAAGCATCCTTTCAAATCCCACATCACTCCTCCCGCGAATCTGCCAAAGACCAGTAATGCCTGGCCTAACGAGTAAACGCGCCGTCTGCCGGTCGTCTTTATAATCAAATTGGTCTACTGGTAAAGGCCGGGGCCCCACAAGGCTCATTTCTCCGCGCAGTACATTGAAGATTTGAGGCAATTCATCAATGCTCAATCTGCGTATGATTTTGCCAACCGGCGTTATCCTTGGATCCCGGCGTATCTTAAAGAGCTTGCCGCTCGCTTCATTCAAATGCGCGATGGCTGATTGAAATTTTTCTGCATCTGGGATCATTGATCTAAATTTAAACATATCAAATTCAACCCAAAGCCGCCCTCTCCTGCGAGATTTATACAAAATTGTCCCTGTTCCTCTCGACTCGATCCATATCGCTAACGATGTAATGACAAAAATGGGGGAAGCCGCAAAAAGGATAACCATTGAAAAAATGATATCAAAAAGGCGTTTCACGATATCCATATCAATACCCGAGGATCCTTTCTATCAATACCTCTCACTTTTAATAGAACATACGGAACGATCTGCCATGAGTCATCTATCAGTATATCATTGTCGACGAGTAAATCCATCACCGATTCCGCTTTATTGGTGAGGTCAGAGGCCCTGTCATCCGGCATCCAAAAAGCCATTTCAATTCCTTTAACGTCGCCACAATGTTTTTTTGGAGACTGTTTCAATATTTGAATCGTAGCATTCTCGTGCCATATTAGATGACTATCCGACGGAACGATTACTTTCCTCCGTTTCCGAAACGACCATTTGATTTTTTTGCTGTTCTTTTTGCTTGGTATTCTTCCGTGTAAAACAATATCAGGTTGCTTGGTATTCATTGATCCTCTTTTTTATGTCTTATGTCTTTTCTCCATCGGAGGCCTTTTTTCTATAGTCCACATGCAATATTCATAAGAAGCAAAATCACCTAGTCCGCCGTATCCTCCGCACTGCTTTAAAGATTCAACACAATCTATGATTTCTCGGTTTCCTTTTTCTGCCAATTCAATTCCTCTTCTACCTCTAGCAATATATTCGTCGATGTGGTTAGGGTCAACCTGTTGATAAATCAATGGATTTATATGAACATCTATTCTTATTCTTTCATCTTTTTTATTTTTCATTTTCTCACACCCTTCATCTGTCTTTCGAGTTCTGCTATTCTTTTATCTACATAATCAGCTACAATTAAGGCTCGAATCAGCTTTTCATTTTCATCCTTCCTTGTTTCCAACTCTAACTTGATTACATGTTCCGCCAGCGACATCCATTCTTTCCTTCGGTACTCAAATTCCTTCTTGGCTATAGTTTTGTTATTGGGGTATCTTGCGTCCCAAAACTCACGGCAGAGGTCTTTTCCAAGTTTTTCGAGGGTGGTCATCTCACTCCCTCTCTTTCTGCGCCTTGAGGATGGCCTCTGCGAGTTCTTCATTCTCGTGACACCCGTATACAAACGCATTCGGCCCTAAATGAAAAAAACCCTGCAATAATTTCATCAATTCCTCCCTACTCAACTCCCTCCCAGCGGCGGCGAGGGTACAGTAGTCGATTGCTTCATTAAATCCAGCATTTCTTAATGCTTGTTCTTCTTCACTTAAATTTATTTCGTTATAAACTAAAACATGCTTCTCCGGCATCTTCCCAGAGGTCGACAGCACAGATTCTGCGAGGTCTACCAAGATGTCTATATGCTTTCCGGATATTGTCGTTTTGCAAACACTAACCGCCTCTTTGATTTTAGTTGTGTCCATCTTCTCCCCTCCCTCTCGGTTAAGTTAATTAAAGCTGGGGGCAGGGAATTGACGAGAGCCAGAGAGTCAGGCTTAAAACTTTCATCTCTTTGTACTCGTATAGTCACCCTGCATGATGGGGATCATGTTTTAACCCATCTTTAGCGTCTACCTATTCAGCCACCCCAGCCAAAGAACGATTACTTCACCTTATTCAAAAAATCTTTATTTTCTTTATACCACTTCCGTCGCTGATGCCTATTCATGCCTTGAAGCATTGGAACATCTTTTTCAGGTATTTCCCTAAACTTTTCCTTGCGCTTTTCTGGAAGGGCTTTAACTTCCTCCAACGATAATATATCTCCTCTGTCATCCATCTCTCTCCCCTTTCTTTATTGTTGCCGAAATTTATTCCTTCCAAAACTTATCCGCAAACATCCTCTCCCGCTCATCTTCCAAATAATCCTCTGCGTACTCTTCCCAATCAGGGCCTAGAATGTCCTCCGGCTCTTCTCCTGTCAGGTCAACGATCTGTTTGCGTAAATCTTTCATTTCCTCACCTCGATTCCTGATTCCTTTCCCAGACGCTTCAACTGCTGATTTCCTGCTGATGTGCTGTAGATCGTGCGGGTGTACATCACAAAATCGTTTCTCCCGTGCAAAATGATTCGGCCTTTTTCTAAGGTAAACCACAACGCCGGGCGCTTCTTCTTTTCCTTCCTCGGCGAGACTTTGTTGAGTTGGTATTCGTACACCCACGGCTTTAATCCATCTAGCCAAATATAGTGCCGCTTTATTTTTTTAATCTTATAATGCATTCCAATCACAAACAGTTTTTTGTCCAGTTCGGTCATATGAGACATATACTCGACCCAATTCCCCACTTTAAATTTACTCATCGTTGGCCTCCAAGAGTTTCGGGTTTTCGTAGATGTTGCCGATGACGGAAAGATGCTTGCTTTCAATTTTTGGGATATAGCAACCGCATCTGCTACCGTGATAATGAACACGACAACAATTAAATCTCGCCTCATCAGCATCATAAAAAACTTCAAAACAAACACTGGAATCATTATCAAACTGAAGTAGGTCTCCCTCATAAATCTCTTTCCCGTTCTTGTCGAGGAGGCCGGTAAATTGCATAAGAATAAACTGGTCTGGCTCAGTCATATAGTGTTTGTGACCTTCCGTATTACACGTAATAACTTTTCCATACCCATCCCAGTAAATAGCTCCGACAATCTCCATTTCTTTCACGTCTTTATCCCACGCTCTGAATTTAATTATTCTCATCGTTGGCCTCCGCTTTTGTAATCGCATCTTTTAACTTATCCATAAGCAACTTGTAATTCTTTAACGCTCTACCGGCGCATCCTTCGTTATAGGCAAACTTACACGCCTCAAGCAGATCGGGAGCCGCGGAGATTAGACGGGCGTTGGCAAAACGCTCGTCTTCTTCTTGCATACCAAACGCTCTTGGTGTTTGATGTATTTGTACCCTACAAATATATTTTTCTCTTTGACCTCCAAAAATCATCACCATTCCTTCCAGTTCATTGCTGATAAACCATGGTCCAGACGTATGCTTTTGTTTATTCATCTTTACCCTCCTTAAAATAACTGCCCTTGGCGGTTGTGGTTAATCATTTAAACCCCCATAAAATTGACACCTGCAAAAGACAAGCCGCGAACCAATAGAGCGTGCGAGGATAATTTTTCTCACATAAACAGGTGACCATAATCACCACATACGCACCAACAGTATCTTTATCAGGTTATCGCTGGTCATTTTTTCTCCCCGTCAATTAGCAAATCTTCTGTCTCTCTCGGCCTGTCTCAGGGCTTCGTCGAGAGAGTCGCCCGCCCCCGGCTTTGACTTCCTAAAATCTTTTGCGCCGGGACAATCCGTAAAATGCGAAATCCAGACGCCGTCTTTATCCTTGGTAATAGGCATCGACTTGACATTTTTAGTCGTGGCCCACCAGATTTCCTTTTTACACCGCTTGCACCTGGTCGGCTCATCGAGATTGACAACCACAACGGCCCCGCCATTGAGTGTGATCTCAACAAACGGTTTGCGCCCGTGATCGTATTCGTTAAGCATTTCGTGAGTGGTCATTTGTAAATCCTTTTGTGAGTTCTTATACACAATGAGCCCCTTTCGGGGCCCATCATGTATTTTCCGTGGCCGGACTCAGGAGGCCGGGGGAGCCTCCCTCTACAAAGCTTCATAATGTGCGACGATTTCTTCATATTTACTTATCGGGATTTCTGATGTTGCGCCAATCTCGTGATGGAAAGATAGATACTCTTTTACTTGGTCGTGACTGTGTCCCTTTGATCCTGCGATTGCCAGCAATCGTTTTCGTTGTGGTTCGCTGATATAGAGGACAGTTGGCCCGTCGTTGGGCGTTTGGGGGCCTTCTTTCCTATAACCTGTCTCAGGGGGTGGCGTCGTAGGCCCGACGTTCTCATTTGTTTCTTTTGGGGCACGCTCTTGGGTTTTTGCGTCTTCATCAAAAACGGCGTCTTCCGCCTCCCAATTGGTGTTATCTTTTGCGACGCTCATGTCGGCCATTACATCGGTTTTGATTGTGTTGTCCATGGCAACCGCTTTTTGCAATTCAATTGACTTAGGAAGCAGCTTCATCAACTGGATCAACACGGTTTTTTTGCACATAGATCCCGGGTCTGTCGCCCAAGGTGTATCTTTCAAAAAATACGGAGCTTTGACTTCGACATAAGATTTTTTCCCTTCGTCCCATTCTTTTGTCACCCAGCACTTAGAATGCTTTTTGCCATGATCCATACATTCATCAACGCTCATCACATGAAAAATTTCTGCTTCATGTTTTAATACGGCAATCGCAAAGTAGGCAATCACATCGCCCCGGTTTTTGAGCAGTCGTTTGTGTCTTAAGAAAGCGTTCGTTCCGTGCTTAAAATCAAACTGGTCGTTTTCTCTCACCTCTTGCGCGTCGAGACTTACTGCGCTGCTGTGCCTATAAAATAAATCAATGTACCCCTTATACCCAATTTGGAATTGGGCTTCCAGAACTTTGTTCCATCTTCCAGTCGCCGGATCTTTCCTGCTGTTGTTGAATGGGATGATGTATGCCTGCCCCTCAATGTTGGGTTCAAGCCCTAACTGCGCAGATTGGAAAAGCGCTCCCATGAAAGATTGAGGGGTGCATTTGTACAGTTTTGGATTTAACCGCAGCGTGGTTAATGCAATCCTCACAAGCCTCTCTGGGTTCATGTGAGAAGGCATGGCCTCGCCCAGCGTTTTAAGAGACTTTTTTACTATTGTTTCGATTGAAGCGATTCCATCGGTCGCTTGTTCTTCTGCCTGTTTGGCAACTTCGTTTTGTTTGGCCATCTTTTTTCCTCCGTTTATTTCTTTGCGTTAGTTATCCTAAGCACCCGCGTTTCGGTTTCTTTGGAATATCGGTCATAAAGCATGTCTACTTTTAAGGCGACCGTATCAACGCTTCGCCGTTTCTGTGATTTCCAAGTAACCGAATATATGTCGGTGACGATTCCGAGTTTCCCGCCGATTCGTTCTTTGATAATCGCCTCAAGGTCATCTTTTTCTTTGATAAGATTTTCGATGTGCATCTTAACCTCTTGCAGATAACGGATCCGATCATTCATATCATTAGCCTCTTCCACCTCATCTGTGTGCGATGGATTCAAGCGCAGAACAACGTCTTTATTGTCCATGCCCATTGCGATCGGAGGCGTTCGGTCAACAACCATTTTCCAAAATGTGACGCCGGAAGCAATGATGATGTCGTAAAACTTTTGATCAAATTCGATTTTTTTCTCAATGTATTTCTGGCCTCCGCAGAGACAGGCAACCCATCCAATTTTTCGTTTGGATAAACCCAATTGAACCATAACCTGCACAATAACATGGGCCGGCAGCTCATCGGGATCAGACCATTGTTTCCACGCCCAAGCATTCACGGTTTTAATCTCAACCAACTCATCCGTCCCGGCAATAATATTGTCGAGTTCGCATGAAATAAAAGAATGTTCCGGATGGACGTACCTTGTTTTACGTGCGATCAATTTAACTTCGTGATCGTCGCTGAATTTTTGTGAGACGATTCTCTCAAGTCGAGTCCCCCACTCAACAGCCTGATTGTCTGAAAGATCGTCCGGCTCAAGCTGGCCGGTCTTTTCTGCCCATAATTGCAACGGGCTTTTGTACGGGCTCATGCCCATAATGGCCGGAAAGTCGCTGGCCCCGATATAGTTCATTCTGTCATTCGGCATGAGATTCTCCTTTAATTTTTTTTATAATGCTATCAAACTCAAGATTCATGTTTGTTGTCTTCTGCATGTAAAACATCATGATTGCCTGAGCCATCCAGCAGTTCACGTTCGGAGGCGGGATTTTAAGCGCCATTAGTTTTACATATACTTTCGCTAGATACGCGCAAAATTCTTCAACGTCTTTCTCCATCCTCATCCTTTTTTTTGTTTGTCTCAAATAAAGATAAGTTTTTTTCTCTTAATCCGTTTTCGACCTCCTCTAAACATCTTTTCCCAAAACAACGAATGCTTAATAGTTCCGGTGGCGTTTTAATGATCAACTGATGCGTCTCCGTTATACCGGCACTGCATAACGCATTGAACGTTCTGGCCGAAAATTGAAAATAAGATAGGTGGGGAAGCCTATCCATCCAGTCCGCTATTAACTCATTAATACGAAGCAAGCGCCATTCGGCTTTTCTTTTTGCCAGAATTAACCTTTTCAATTCAACGTCCATTGTTTTCTCCATCCAATTGGAGCGCGGGACAGGGATTTGACAATGCAGATACGGGGGACGCCGTCGTCTGCGCATTGTAGAGTCACCCTGCATGGCCTTGTGTTCTTGGCCTAGCCGCGGGAGGCTTAATTTCATCCCTCCCGTTCGTCTACCTATTCCGACACCCGCGCATTAACTTTGTCTTAGGGATAAAACGCCCCTATGTAAGCCCCAAGTTCTTTTTGATATTCAACGTTTCCGTTAATCTCGTCGCTTAATAATTTATACGCGAAAGATAAAAAAGCATTCATGTCAAACGCTTTGTCAAATTTTTCTAATGCTTTTGCTCTTTCGAACATGACGCGCGCGCGATCTAAGTCAAAGACCCTGATCGAAAGCGGCGTAGAACCGGGGCTATGGGATCCAAAAGCCTCAGGCATACACGCACGAATTATTCTGACGTGATCTTCGGCCTCTTTGTTTGTGTTGAAAGCCGCGATGGCCTCTCCTTTAAACATAACGTCATATCGTTTTCCGTAGATCATTTTTGCCTCGCTTATTTGCTCCCGGATTCTTAACAAGAGCATAATATATATATTGTAAAATGTCAAATGATTTTTTCAACGGTTGCGCCGGCGATTCTCTTTTTTCTGCGGTTTCTTTCATTGATCGCTTGCCGCATACGAAAGTTTATGTGATCCGCGTTTGCTCCAATCATGGTGTGGGCAAAACAGTATTTATTTGGGTTTCTTTCGGCCAACCTTGTCCCGCAGAATGGGCAGAATCGTTCTTTTGACATGTGACGTCCTTTATGGCTTCTTCTCTATTTGCCACATGCAATATTCATAAGAAGCGAAATCTCCTAATCCGCCATAGCCCCCATTCGGCCTCAAAGACTCAACTCCATCTATTATTTTTCTGTTTCCCTTTTTTGCTTCTTCAATTCCTCTTTTTCCGCGAGCAATATATTCTTCGATATGGGCAGGATCAACTTGTTGATAAATTAATGGATTTATAGGAACGTCCATGACCCCTCCTTTTGATATTTTTATGGCCCTTTCGTAAACCTCCATCAACATTTCGTAATTCCGATCTGGATTATAAAGTTGCTTATACTGGCCGTATGCCTCTATCCCCATCGCAGTAACCAAATCCGGGTTGTCGATCAAAAGTCTCAATTTTCTAACAAGATCGTTTTTGTCCCCCGGATTAAATAAGATGCCGGTTCTCCCGTTAATGACTCGCTCTTTAAGAGCGCCGATATTGCTGGCGATGACCGGAACGCCACATGAATATGCCTCAACAATAACGAGTGAAAAAGTTTCATAACATAACGATGGAACAATCACGCAGTACGCATTTCGTATATAATTTAATGTTTCAGTTTGAGATTTTTTTCCTACAAATTCAATGTTTGTTCCAAGATGATTTTTAATCATTGATCTATTTTTTGGCAATATTTCTCCGACAATTTTCAGATTTATACCGGGCAACTGCTTCCATGCGTCGAGTAAAAAATGAATGCCCTTATAGTCACGCAGGGCTCCAACGAAGAGAAAATAACCAGTGAAACGCCGCATTGACACGGCGTCATTAACTAAATCAAAATGCCGCCCATGGTCAATGTCAGTTATTATTTCATGAGTGTCCATTTTTTAATTCCTTTAGTCAAACAAAAATAGACGGTGGCTTTGGAATATGTTCTTTAACCGGCCGCCATAAATGCAAACAATGTGGATGTTGGTTGATGTACTCGCTCTTCGCTGGGTGTAACTGCATCACAACCTCTTCCTCTCCCCAGAACAAATCTTTTACAAAACACATCTCCTTCCAATTGGGGCATCGATTGGTGAGGGAAACAGAGACGTGCTCCCATTGTGGAATAAATCCTTTTCCATCGGTTGCAATTATGCAAATCGTATTGCCTTCAAATGGGATCTTAAAGGCTCCGCACATCCCAAACCGTTTGTCTGAACCAAGCTCTCCATCATGGATTCTAAAATTTTCAAGATGATTGTTATTTTTTCTCATTCCTCTTGTCATGTCCTTTCCCTCCAAAATGGAGCGGATGAAACGGTGTTGCCGGCGAGGCTTGAGGTTCCTACACCGACACTAGGATTTAACACTCGCACGCCCTACAACGTCCTAGATTCGTGGGTCTGCGGCGGAGGCTGGTACGGGCCCCCGGCGTTCCATCCGCTAATTTATTTTTTACTTATAGGACAGTAGCCAGGAGTCCCTCATCCCGGGTATGGACTTTAACAAATTCAACCGGGCTCTCTTTTTGCTGTACAAATCCAATACACTCAAGGATCGCAAACGCGCACCCTTCTTTTTTGCATAATCGCCCGGCCTCATCTGCCGCGTCTTCAAAAGACGTGTGTTCGTGCGTAGGCATGCGACTCTCGCCGGTTTTTTCTAAATTCATTACCATCCAAAACTTATCCATTCGTACCTCCGTTTTCCATGATTGTTTTATGGTTTCGACACAAAATCCTTTCTTTGTCAATCCACGGATTTTTTCTATTATCCTAAGATGATCGTCGGTGTATATCGAAGATATTCCACCGTTTCTTTTCCCGGAACGCCTTTTCTTTTTTTCATATATCGGCATTGGTAGCAGTCCTTCGTTCCGATAAAAATAAATGAGAGACATGCTTATGCCTGCTATTTTTGCTAATTGTGTAGCAGTATATTCTTTACGCGGCATCAATAATCCCCCGCGGATAAAATTCAAGGTGCGGCTCTTCGTTCACGAAGCAAAAGACACCATTGAACAGCGCCATAGCCATGTCATGGGCCTCTCCCATATCCCGCGCCTTAATCCTGGCCACGCAATCCTTATCAAATGTTTTCCCGTTGATTTTATGAACGTGCACCTGACCAAACGTCACATAAAACGTCTTCACCGGGCACCGTTTGTCAAGCCACGCGATGATGTCGACCTCCACTTCAAAGTCGTCTTTCCATTTCGACACAAATTCTCGTTTAAATTCCTGATAGTGTTCAAGGGCGGTCTTGTTCCCCGTGACGAGTAAAAGCAGGGCCAAGGCCAGCTGGGCCGGCCCGGATCCTTCATATCCCCACATAAAGCCATCTGGGTTATGGCGCAGCACGTCCAAGCTTCTGCCAGCAAAAAGTTCTTTACCATCAACCCAAACACGCCCGTCCGTAATTTCTCCCTTAATCTTCATTGTCTCGTCCTTTGATTGTTTTTGTGTTTCTGCGCCCATCTCGTCGTAATGTATGTATTATGACACACCAATGCTATTTTGTCAAATTTATCCGATTGATAGTTTTTCCGCTAAAAAGCAAACCGTCTTTCTCATTTCAGAATCCTCGATCAATCCTTCGGACATAAGAGTCTCTTTTTCTTCGCGTTGGACAATTTGATCGTAAATCTTAAAAAAGTGCGCCCTCTCGATTCCGATGTTTTCAGACATGCAAATTGACCGCCACCCGATCCCGTCAACTGCGCGCCCAATCGCTGGATGTGAAAACTCTGGCTGCCCATAACACCCGACTCGCGAAACGACCAATAAAACCTCGGACCACGCATCCGCGGGCAACGGCAGACTGTGCGCGATGGCGTTTTTTCTTATTAGCGCGATGATGTTTGTGCTTTGATTGATTTCTTCTTTTGTCGCCATAATTTTTTTTACCGATGCCACAAATTGATTATCCGGGATGTCCTTCAGCATTTCCCAACATAGATTTAGATCAATAACCTTATTTGGAAACGATTGAAAAAACAATGCCAACATTTTTTTAAATATGTCCTGCGTCACTTTTCATCCTTTCGTCAAACTGTTTTAAACTTGCCAATGTTTGTTTCTGGGCGTTTGTTAGTTGTGGTTTTGTGTTTCTCCTGCACCAATTCCTAACTGCGGCTCTCCAATCCTTCATCTGCGCCCTACCAACCTTCCATCCATTGCTTTCGTAATGGTCTATAAAAGCCCCGGCATCTATAATCAGCCCAACACCGCCAGCGTAGTTTTTAACGTCTTCTATTGTTGGCCGCGCGGTTTGTTTTCTCCCCTTAACAATCCCCTCTTTCTTATCTTCATTTTCATTTTCCATATGTAGTACATGTGTAGCTACATATGTAGGAGCACTTATCCCCTTTTGTTTGTAACGGTTTAGGATGTTTTTTCGTCTACTTTCAGAGTATTTTTTACGTTTTTTTGTCTCATTTTCCATTCGTTTATTGTAGTACAAACCATCCGCATCTATTTCAAATTTTTCATACACATCTTCTACATATGTACTACATATGTAGAGCATGTCTTTTTCGGTCAAGTGACCTTTTTGGTGTTGGAGGCAAAGAAGACGGATATATTTCCCAACATCTTCATCTGACATGGTCAGTGTTCCACTGATAAAATCTGATGTGTAAAATAAAACAGCAGGATCTTTTGGCACATTATCTCTCAATCGTAAATAAAAAATCCCCCGGACGGTTCTGGCTGGTCAAGGCACTGGTGTGATAAAACACCTTCCCCGTCGGGGGATTTGAATAAAGACATCTTTTTTTGTGGATATTTACCTTGACCATGTTTTTATTTTATCACCAGTTAATCACTTGTCAAGAATTCTTGTAATGCATACTAAAAAAACAGAATTTTGTGTTTTACGTGGAATGACTAAAAAAATAACAATGTGTCTAAAAAAATAAACAAAAAAACATTGACACACATCAAAAAATATGAAATTATCAGTTACTCAAACATGGCGAGTAAGGGGCAACGCCAAAAACTTCCTTAACATTTCAAAATTTCACACCAAAGAACGGAGCCGCCGTGCCCGAACAAGAAGAACAGAAAAAAAACACTGGTGGCCGACCGTCAAAATTCTCTCAAGAAATAGCGGATGAAATATGCAAAAGACTGTCCAGCGGAGAATCTCTGCTCAATATTTGTAGAGACGACCATCTACCGACTCGAATCTCTGTTTATAATTGGTTGCTAGACGGCAAACACGAGGCGTTTTTTAACAATTACGCGCGTGCTCGAGAGTTGCAGGCAGAATATTTATTTGACGACTGTTTGGATATCGCCGACGATGGAACAAACGATTGGATGATTATTCATAAACGATCAGGGGAAGAAGAAGAGGTTCCTAACCGAGAGGTTCTGGACAGGTCTCGGCTTCGGGTTGACACTCGCAAATGGTACCTCTCAAAAGTTCTTCCCAAAAAGTTTGGCGAGCAAAAAACCGGCAATGTCAATGTGATTATTAATATCTCTGAACGGATCAAAGAGGCGCGCAGCCGAATTGATCCTGCGCTCAGGGTGTTCAGCGAGCGAGAAACATGACCGAAGAAGAAGAAATAGTTCAGCAGGTGGGTGCCCTGTCCCTCGATCCTGATCAGTTCGTGTTGTATGCGTTCCCGTGGGGGCAGAAGGGCACTGATTTAGAATTGTTCAGCGGACCATTGGATTGGCAAGCCGATGTCCTTAAAGAGATTTCTAAGCGTTTACGCGCGGGCAAAATGACCGTTGCAGAGGCCATCAAGTACGCCATCGCCTCAGGTCACGGGATTGGGAAGTCTGCGTTGGTTGCAATGGTGATTCTGTGGGCGATGTCAACGTGCGAAGACTGCCGCGGCGTTGTCACAGCCAACACCGAGAATCAGTTGAAAACCAAAACGTGGTCTGAGTTGGCAAAATGGCATCGCATGTGTATCACCAAAGATTGGTTCAATCTCACCGCCACATCAATTTATTCGTCTGATCCGGAGCATGAAAAGACGTGGCGCATCGACATGGTTCCATGGTCGAAAGATAAAACAGAGGCGTTTGCGGGCCTGCACAACAAGGGAAAGCGGATTATTGTTATTTTCGACGAAGGATCGGCAATTATTGATCAGATTTGGGAAGTCACCGAAGGGGCCCTGACCGATGAGAACACAGAGATTATTTGGCTTGCATTCGGAAACCCTACACGCAATCAGGGTAGATTCCATAGTTGTTTTAATTTACATCGGCATAGATGGATCCATCAGCAGATTGATAGTCGTACCGTGTCTATCACCAATAAGAAAGAGATTCAGAAATGGATTGACGACTATGGTGAAGACTCAGACTTCGTGCGTGTCCGTGTTAAGGGAGAGTTCCCGCACGCATCTGATCATCAGTTTATTCCATCCGATATTGTCAATGCGGCTCGTGGTCGACACCTCGACCCGTCAATGTATAATTTTTCTGCCGTCGTGATCGGAGTTGACCGCGCGTGGAGCGGATCAAATGAGACAAAGATTTATCTCAGACAAGGCCTGATGAGCCGTAAACTTGCGACGTTCCGCAAAGACGAGGATGATTATTTGGTGGCCGGGCATCTGGCGCGGTTTGAGGATGAGTATCAGGCCGATGCGGTGTTTATTGATTTTGGTTATGGCACAGGGCTTTTCTCTGCCGGCAAACAAATGGGCCGCAAATGGATTTTAGTGGCGTTCGGAGGGGCCGCGGACGATCCTACCTATGCCAATAAACGCGCCGAAATGTGGGGGCTAACAAAGCAATGGCTCAAAGAAGGCGGCGCGATTCCTGATGAACAGGATTTATGCACCGATCTAATCGCCCCGGAAGCCTATTCAGTACAGACCGGGCCCAACGCCGGGAAGTTGATTTTAGAGTCAAAGGACGATATGCAGGCCCGCGGGATCGAGTCACCGGATGATGGCGATGCGCTGGCGCTGACGTTTGCCAAGCCGGTGCTGAATAAGAGCCAGCGGCAGTTCAAAGACCTGACTGAATCAACCCCCGAGACGTATGATCCGTTGTCGACAAAGCAGGAGCAGAGTCGCACGGCTGTTTATAATCCGTCAAGTCCATTGGCTCAGGTTGTACAGAAGAGGCCACAGGCGTGGCTTGATTTACACACAGTTAAAAAATAGGAGAGACCATGATTTTATTCTGTATGAAAAACAAAATGAACAATGCAATCATCGAACTATTCGCCAAGAATCGTGATGAGGCTAAAAAGAAATTAGCTGAGGTGATGTGTCTGCATGAAGGAAACATTGACAGGGATTATGACGTCAGTTTTGCGACGGAGAATCATCAAGCAGGCGTGTCGCAGGAAAAATAAAAAAGGAGATAGACATGTGCGTATCAACACCAAAAGCTCCTGAGGCGCCCAAAGCATTGCCGCCACCGGATCCGGCGCCCGTTCCAACCCCGGACGAGACGTCTACTCAATCGGCAGAGCAAAGCAGAAGGGCGCGTCTACAACGGTTGCGCGCAGGGCTTGCGTCTACAATCAAAACCTCTCCGAAAGGCGTGCTTACCACCGGTGAAGGTATGTATTCATCAATGGGCGGCAAAACCAAGCTGGGGGCATAACGATGGTTAAATCAATGTACGACAATCCTACAAGCCAGCAGTTCGGCAATAATCGCGTATCGAAGAAGGCAGAGTTCGAAAAGCGATTCAACGCCATGAAAGATAAGGCTGTTCATTACACAACGTCGTGGAAGGATCTGTCTAAGTTTTTAAATCCTACGCGCGGCTTGTTCGATGGAACAAAAAAGGATCGCGGGCAGATGATTGATCACAAGATCATTCTGGACTCTCACGCGACCGGCTCCATCAGAAAAAGCGCGTCTGGATTAAATTCTGGGATGACATCAAAGAATCGTCCATGGTTTAAGCTGATGATTGCAGACGGTGAGATATCTGAAATGCCGAATGTTCGCCTGTGGCTGGATGAGGTACAAAAGCGGATGTATGATATTCTGCGCGGATCAAATATCTACGGCACGTTTCAAAATATCTATGAAGAGTTACTGACGTTTGGGACTGGGTGCTTTATTCTCCTTGAAGATTTTAATACCGTTATCCGATCTCGGTGTTTTACGATCGGAGAGTATTTTCTTGGTATTGACAAAACAGGCCGGGTGAATTCATTTGCAAGATCGTTTGAAATGACGGTTGGTCAGATGGTTTCAACGTTTGGGCTTAAGAACTGTCCTACGACAGTACAGGCAGACTGGGAATCCAATCAGGTTGACAGACCACATATTGTCCGGCACTTGATTGAGCCTAATGAGAACCCGGCAGGAATGATGCCGCAGTTTACGATGATGCCGTTTAGATCGGTGTACTGGGAAGAGGGCAATTGCGATGAAGGAAAGTTTTTAGATGTCCGTGGGTACAAACGATTTCCCGTTGTTGCCCCGAGATGGAGTGTTCCAACAACAGATATTATTTATGGGTTCGGGCCGGGATGGGAGGCGCTTGGGGATGTTCGGGAGTTACAGAAAACGAAATTTGATAAATTGATGGCGCAGGCGAAAAGCCATAACCCGCCGGTTCAATCTGACGCCAGCGTAGAAGGACACCCGAATCTCCTCCCCGGCGGAGTGACAAAAACCTCCGCGAGTGTTCCAAACGCTGGCGTGCGGGCGTCGTATCAGGTTGATCCCAATATTGCATCGTTTCTCGAGGCCATTAACGACACCAAGGCCGCAATTGATCGGCACTTTTTTACTGACCTGTTCACCATGATCTCGGCAATTGATTATGGTCAGGTGACGGCAATGGAGGTCGCTGAGAAGAAACAGGAAAAGATCATGCTGATGGGCCCCATCTTAAATCAGCTTGATGAAGAAATGCTGGCGGACGTTATTTCGTTGTTGTATGGAATCATGGATGATAACGGAATGATCCCTCAGCCTCCTTCTGAGATAGAAGGACGAGAGGTCAAAGTCCAGTACATTTCGATTTTAGCCCAGATGCAGCGGGCGGTTGGCACTGAAAAAATCGAGAAGGTTATTGGATTTATCGGGCAATTAGCGCCGGTTAATCCGAATATTGTTGATGTTGTCAATTGGGATGAGGCCGTGAGATTGTATGCTGATATGGAAGGTGCACCAGAAAAAATCCTAAACGATCCGGTGTTTGTTGAAGAAGTGCGAGCGTCAAGGGCACAACAGGCGCAGGCCCAGCAAGCGCTCGCGGCGTCCGATGTGGCCGCAAAGGCAGGGAAGACCATGTCTGAAACAGAACTCGGGAAGAACTCGGCGTTAGACGTTTTAAGGGAGTCCGTACCGGCACAGCAATGAAACGAATCGAAAAAATAGATCGGTGTATTATTTATTGTGTTCTAAAAGGACACTATCAAGACGCAATGATACTGATATATCAGGCGATAGAGGAACGTGAGCAAATCAATGATCGAAAAAAGAAAGCCCGAAAGCCCGCAGGAAAAAGAAAGCAGGGTTCGTGAGCGGAGACTAAACGATCTTAGGGTAATTCTGAATTTACCCGAAGGCCGCAGACTGGTTTGGTGGATCCTGACGATCTGTAAGGTGTTCGTTGATGGGTACGTCCCCGGCGATTCTGGCTATGAAACAACAAGGAACACGGGAATAAAGTGGGTTGGTCATTGGCTGTTAAATTTAGTGTTTGAAGCAAAGCCGGCGGCGTTCACTCAAATGCAACGTGAGCATGCGTCGGAATTAAAGCGCGAAGAACTCGTTGAAGAAGAATATATCGAGCAAAAAGATATTTTAGAACCAAAAGACGAATAGGCCCAGTCTACGGAATCGGTCTACTAGTCGCAAAAGGAGGGTAGTACAATGGCAGGAGAAAACGAACAAGCAGGTGCAGGAACCCCGGCAGGAACGCCAGCTGGGACTCCGGCATCAGGCGCAGAAGCGGCTAAATCTGGTCAAGAAGGGGCCCAAGGGGGCGCTCAAGGCGCAGCTGCGGCTAAGGGTGGAGACAAGGGCGGCGAAGGCGAGAAAGGCCCTAAAAGCCTGCTCGGCGGCGCCCAAGGTGAAGATGGAGGAAAAGGAAAAGAAGGAGAATCTGGCGCTCAAAAGGGCGAAGGTGGAGTGCCCGAAACGTATTCTGTGAAAGTCCCGGAAGGGACGCAGGTTGATCAGGCATTGATTGATAGCCTGACACCGATCTTGAAAGAAAACAAGGTTTCGCAGGAAGCGTTTCAAAAGATCGCCGATGTTTACGCGACTCGCGTTCAGGCAATGCAGGCCGAGTCTTCCAAGGCAATGGCCGGTGAGTTTGCGAAAACAGTGAGTGAATGGCAAGAAGAAACAAAAAAAGATCACGGAGCGTCTTTGAAAGAAGTGTTGTCTTATGGGGCGCGCGCCATTGATAAACTCGGGTCAGTAAGGCTTCGAGAAGTCTTGGATGATACCGGGCTGGGGAATCACCCTGAGATGGTGAAGTTTTTTAGCCGCGTCGGTAAGATGATAAGCGAAGATTCTTTTGTTGATCCAGAAACACATCCTTCCTCGTTTCAGGGGCCGGATCTAAAGAAAATGTACCCTTCTATGGAAGGGAAAAGCGAATAGATTCGTCTCTGTCGGAGGAAAAACTAAAGGAGATTACACATGGGTGCTTTATCAGCAATTTTCCCAACGTTGCTTGACGTAGCGAGAGCAACCGATCCTCAGGGAAAGATTCCGATGATCGCTGAGGTTTTACAGGAGTACAACGACATCTTGGATGACATTCCGTGGATTGAGGGTAACCTTCCGACAGGTCATTTGTCTGTTATTCGGACGAGTAAACCTGCCGGGACTTGGAGAAGCCTGAATAAAGGTATTCAAGCATCTAAGTCAACGGTCGGACAAATTACCAACACCTGCGGGATGTTGGAATCGTTGAGCCATATCGACTGCGATTTGGCGTCGTTAAATGGAAACACTGAGGCGTTCCGTTTTTCACAGGACAGAGGGCACATCGAAGGTCTGTCAGACACGATGAGCGACACGTTGATTTACGGAAACGTTTCTGTCGATCCTGAGCAGTTTGACGGACTCGCGTCTCGATACTTCTCTCTTGGAACGACCTACACCACGTCATCGCAGATGATTGATGGCGGCGGTATAGGTTCGGACAACACCTCGATTTGGCTCGTTGGTTGGGCGCCGAATAAGGTTTACGGCATTTATCCGAAAGGGTCAAAGGCCGGCCTTGTTCACGAAGACGATGGAAAGATCACAATCAGTGATCCGAATAACAGCGGGTACTTTTTGAAAGTCTACCAGTCTCGTTTTCAGTGGAAAGGCGGGATTGCCGTTGACGATTACCGTTACGTTGTTCGTATTTGTAACATCGATGTTTCGGCCCTGCTTACTGCGGGAGATACATCGGATACGTCAGCGAACATCATTAAGATGATGGTCATGGCCCTGGGCAACCTTCCGCCTCGCGCAGGAGTTCGTCCGGTGTTCTATATGAACAAGACCGTTCAGACAATGCTGGCCGTCAAGATGTTGGATAAGAGCAACGTCTGGTTGTCGGTAGGAGAGATCAAAGGGTCGCCGGTGTTTCGTCCTGATGATACTCTGAAATTCCAAGGCGTTCCGTGTCGTCGAATCGACAGTATTTTGAATACTGAGTCACGGATCACGACAGCAACAACTCCCTCGTAATTTGAGGATGGCGTTGTTTGACTATTAACAAACCAATAAAGGAGTCTCAGATGATTTTAGATGACCTGTTAAAACTGGCAGACGCGCAGGAAAGCACTGTTTCTGTCGCGTCGACCAGTTACATTGATACAATCGCAGCGGGCGATTCGTATGAAGGCGCGTGGTTGCACGTTCGTGTTGATACCGCCATCACCGCAAGCGGATCGGCGACTGTCAATTTTGCATTACAGACAGATGATGACAGTACGTTCCCGTCTGCAACGACACTTGTTGAAACGGGCGCGGTGGCAAAGGCTGTTCTTGTCGCTGGAAAAGAGTACAAGATCCGTATTCCTCCGGGTGCAGAACGGTACCTGCGCGGGTACGTAACCATTGCCTCAGGCCCGCTGTTGACTGGAAAGTGGGACATGTTCATCGTCAAAGACGTTGACATGGGTGGACAACAGCTTGCATAAGTAAGCAGTAAGTAGAAAAAAGGAATGTATCATGGATTACAAAGTCGTTAGAACATGTTTTGGGTTTAGGGGTCTTAAATGGATTGAAGGAACGATCGTTCATGATATTGATCCAAGTGAAAATCCGCCGAAACACTTTGTTCCGTTGAATCAGGCTCCCAAGGAAGAACCGAAAGAGCCGCATCGGACAGAGCCCAAAGAAATGGATCCCGGAAAGAGCCGGGAGGTTACTGGCGGGTTTGCGCATGGATCAGGTATTCAAAAAATCGACCGGATCATGACAACGGATAAGGTTCCTAACAATGCCAAACAAAATCCAAAACTTAAACGAAGGCCAAGGCCATAAAAAGCCAAAGCCTAAACGATGCTGGATCTGTGAAAAAGTTAGACTAAAAAAGGAACGAGAAATGCAGAGGCGGTCAAAAGCCGTCTCTGCAACTCTCGAAATAAAAAATGCCAATCACCGATCTCACACTTAACACGACATCTGTTTGTAATTTGTCTTTATCTCACATCGGAATGAAACCGATCACCGACCTCACTGTTGACGTAGCGAATAACAATCCATCAGCGCTTGCGATCGCTAAACAGTGGGGGCCGTGCCGAAATGAAGTATTAAGCGATTTCAAGTATTCGTTCTGTAACGTCATTGAAAAAATGACAATCAATCCCGGCGTCGATGTAAACGATTATCCTGAATGGGCCAGCTTTTATACGTATCCGGCGGCGGCGTGTAAGGTCTGGTACATCTTCGATTCGTACAACGTTGCCAAGAAGCAAGAGAATCAGTTTGAGGTTGTTTTCAATCCGACCTTGGCAGAGAAAATAATTTGCTGTAATCTCGACGACGAAGACGTTGCTTATTGTGAATATTCTTACAACGTGACCGATCCGGAGCAGTGGGAACCAAAGTTTATGATGGCCTTCTCTTTTCGATTAGCCGCCGCAATCTGTTTTGAATTAACCGGCGACAGTACGAAATCAAAAGAACTCATGCAGATTTATATTTCGTATATTCATGAGGCAAAGAGAATTGCTCATTACGAAAAGAAATCGAAGCCTGAGCAAAGCAATCCCACGGTCGACGCAAGAGGTTGATGCCATGATTATGTGATGTTTATTAAATCATTTTTAAATGGTGGAACTTTGTATGCTCAGAATTTGTCATCACCTGAAGATTTTCTGTGCGGTTATCAAGCTTGTTTTTATTGATATGGTGCACAACCTCGCCTTTCATAAGAAGGCGTCCAATGTGTTTCTCCATAATAAGCCGATGCTCTTGAACGTAGCCCATGTTGTTTCTGGCGGGATGCTTTGGAGAACGAATAAGAACATATCCTCCAAAAATAATTTTTCCTCCTTTCCATGCATGGTTGTCTGGCCCGTATCGTTTACGTGTGTTTTTACCAATCTTAATGCGCGATTCTACAGAGTGATGCTTGCCCTTAAATGCGCTTTTTTTTCATTTCATATCAGTCCAATAACATTTATAAGAGCAAAAGCCGGACTTCTTTCTATATGGATAAATAAGATATCCTTTTCCGCACACAGAACACGTGCACTTAATTTTAGACGATGGTTTTTTATTTTCACTGTCCCTTGGTCGTCCCATAGCAACCTCCTTGGTTTGAGATATTATAATTCAATATTTAATGGAGGTCAAGAATTATGGCGCTCATAAACCCCATTCAACCGACGTTCGCAGGAGGTGAATTTAGTCCGGCGATTTTTCCTCGCGTCGATATCGAAAAGTATCGAACGGGTTTAAAGACTTGCCGCAACTTCCTCATTCATCCGCATGGTGGAGCGAGCAATCGGCCAGGCACGAAGTATATTGCCACCGCAAAGCATTCAGATAAGATAACGTTGGTTAAACGATTTGTTTTCTCTGATACTCAAGCATACATTCTCGAGGTTGGGGATCAGTACATTCGTTTCTACACCGATCAGGCGGTGATCCCGGTCAACGTTCCAGACGAATGGTCGACACTCAACGCCTATGCCATTGGTGATTACGCGACATATAACGCCGTCACGTATTACGCCATTCAAGCCGGAACAAATCAACAGCCGGACACGGAAACCGCCTATTGGACGGCCCAAACAATTTATGAAGTTCCGACTCCGTATCTTGAAGCCGATCTGCGCGGTCTAAGTTTCGAGAGTTCGGCAGATGTAATTTATATCACTCATCAATCTTACCAAACCAGAACGTTGTCGCGGTACGGGAACGCAGACTGGCGGCTTGAGCTTTATTCCCCGGAAGACGGCCCGTTCAGGGCCGAGAATACTGACGGCCTAACTTACATCATGGCAAGTGATACCACAGGATCGGTAACGCTTAATGCCAATTCAAATATATTCGATGATCTTCACGAAGGCGCGCTGTGGAAACTTCGGCATTACGTTGAAAGCAACACCATCTCGCAGGCCTTTACGTCTGACGCTGTGAGTGCGTCAATTTCGTGTTTTACGACGTGGCGGTTGATTAGTCATGGGACATGGACGGGGAAATTTAAGATTGAGAAGTCAATTGATGGTGGAACCACATGGACGACTCTGCGCACGTTCAGTTCTGCGGACGACTACAACGCGAACACATCCGGAACCGAAGATGTTGACACCAACACCGAACCTTTCTTGATCCGGATAAGTTTCTACGACTATGTGAGCGGAACGGCCAATATCGATCTCACAAGTGATGCCTATTATCTGGAAGGCATTGTCAGGATAGACACGTTTAACAGCGCCTCTGAGGTCTTGGCAACCGTTTTATCTGATCTGGGTGGCACGACCTACACCTCTTCATGGGCCGAAGGGGCATGGAGCGATTATCGAGGATATCCAGCGGTTGCCCGGTTCTATCAGGACAGATTTTGCCTTGCCGGGAATACATCTGAGCCTATGACTATCTGGATGACCCAGACAGGGGTCTATGACAGCTTCCTAAGGCATACGCCGCTATTGGCGACCGATGGCATCACCACAAGCCTGCCAAGCCGGCAGCTGAACGCCATCAACGGCCTCATAGCAATGCAACGTCTTATCGCATTTACGAGTTCGTCAGAATGGACGATCGGGGCCAACCAAGGCACCGGGCTTGATGCAACGAGTTTCGAGCAGACAATCGAAGGATACCGCGGATCAAACGGGGTCGATCCGGTGCTTGTTGGAAACGAGGTTATTTATGTGCAAGCAATCGGAAAAGTTATTAGGAATTTGAGTTATGCATTTTCTTCTAATTCCTATGATGGCGTAGACCTTAATATCCTGTCCCGGCACCTATTTGATAAATGGGAAATCATCGACATGGCCTATCAGCAGGATCCGGACAGTATTGTTTGGTGCTTGCGAGACGATGGGATTCTCCTTGGAATGACGTACATGCGCGATCAAGAGGTCGTGGCGTGGTTCTGGATCGACACAGGAACCGTAGCTGGGAACGATGTCGGCCAGATCGAATCAATCGCAACGATTCCGGGCGATGGTTATGACGAACTGTGGATGACGGTTAAACGCGGCGCGTACAGGTTTATTGAGGTCATGAGTCAGCGCATTGTTCAAGCAAACTGCGTCACTGGGGGAAAACAGTTTCTTCTTGAAAATTCGTATTTTGTTGACTGCGGTGTGACGGTGGGAGAAAATCCAATTTATATCACCAGTATTGATGTCGATGTCTATCTAACAATCACGGCCCAAGACCATGGATTCACTGATGGTAACATTATCAGGTTTGATAACATCCCGGAGTTTAGTTATTTAGAGGGGAATTCATACCCGATTTTTAACGCGACGCAACATACTTTTCAAATAGGGGCACAAGTATAAAGGAGAACACAATGAGTAACATAGAAAGATTTAAAATAACACACAACGTAGATATGATGACTATTGATCGTAGAACTCATAAGATTAAAATGAGAAAACGTTTTCATAATGTTCTAACTACTGTTGGTCTTAGAAAGATGGCTGAATTACTAATGCATGAATATACTGATGCAGCTTTTAGTATCATTGCTATTGGAACAAATAGTACAAATGCTTCATCAGCAGATACAGAGTTAGGTACTTTATATTCAGATGAAGTAGCTACAATGGAATATGAAGAAACCTATAATGCCGTATTTTCACATGAATTTTCATTTACTGAAAATGTTTCAATTTGGGAAACAGGTATTTTTGATTCTCATGGGAACATGTTGAATCATGCTATTTCTGATGAAGAATTAGAAGTTGATTCAGAAACTACTCTTATGGTTGAGATAGTTATAAATGTTGCTTCAGCATAATGATAATAATTTAGATTGTTAGGATCACAATGAGTTTAGTAGCCCATTATAAATTAAATGACAATGCAGCCAATACTGCAGTTGTTGCTTCTGTTGGAACAAATGGAACACTTGTTGGTGGCAATACTACGGCACAATTACATGTAGCTGGAAAAATAAGTGGTGCATTAAACTTTGATGGAACTTCTGATTATGTTAATATAGGTTTACAATCTTTTAATGCAGCAGCAGGATCAATTTGTGCCTGGTTTAAAGCAGATGATTATACTCCTGCAACAGATAGAAATATTGTTGCAAGAAATGCTGCTGGAAATGTTGCTGGAGATTTTCTAATTAGATTAAGAGCAAGTGATTCTAAATTAATAGGTCAAATTCAAGATGGTGTATCATCATTTAATGCTTATTCCAATAGTGCCTTAGCTGATACTAATTGGCATTGGCTTCTTTTTACATGGTCAGCAGTTGAAACAGCATTGTATCTTGATAATGTAAAACAATCAGTTCCAGCACTTGGAACGACATTAGCTGCTCATCCTACTGTTGGGATGGCAATAGGTTCTGGTTACAATGCTGGAGCAAGTCTTTGTTGGGATGGATTGATAGATGATGTTAGAATTTATACTCATGTTCTTACAGCACTCGAAAGAGCTTTTATTTATAATTCAGGTGCAGGAACAGAAGCTGTCTATGTTCCTCCTTCATTTAGTGTATCAGAATCTATTGTTGTTAATGAGATATCTACTTTTAGATCATCAAGAATAAGAGGAGATTTTGCTGATGGTGCTATTCTTTCTGATTCTGCTTCATTTTTAATAAAGCCTCC